AGGACATTGAATGTATCTGCTACCTGGTCGGATGTCTCGCTATATACCCCTAGCCTGTCTGTAAGTAGCTGAAATAAATTCCCTGCTTCTTTCGCTTTTGCAATCTCCTCATTGTTGAAGAGTACTCCTAGTCGAGTGTTTTGTATTTTGATGGTTCCCTGTAGAATAGATCTGATCTCTTCATTTAGTCCTCTTACTGGAACTCCCATTTGCGTAGCGGCTCTAGTAAGGTTCAATGTGGCTTGTCTGATCTGGTCAAGGTTGAGTCCTGCTTCCAATCCAGGCCCTACCGCGAATTGGTACGCCTGTATAAGTCCCTCGAAAGTTGCTTCTGTTCTTGCTGCATCTAGTCTCAGTTGGTTTATTACTTCGTCTGATATTCTCAGTGCTGCGTTGAACGCTGTGACGCCTCCGGCCAGTTCCCCTGTCGCTGTTCTTACCTCTCCTACCGTTGCCACGATTGAGGCCATAGACATCTGAGCGCCTTCTATCTCAGCACTAAATCGCGACATCTCATTAACACTTTCTGTGATGAATGAAAATATTCTACGGGCGATCTGAAATCTTAAAACTGTAAATAATACTTGCTTAAAGGACAATAGTAATTTATTGGTTTGGCTGGTGGCCTTCTTGGTCTCCCCTGTGATATTCCTCACGGCACTTTCGGATAGTCCGGTTACTCTAGCTATCTCTTTCGCGCTGGATATTCCTGCTTCCCTCGCCTGCCTTACCTGCTCTTCTGCAACTTTTACACGTACAGCTGCTCTTGCGTTCTTTTCAGATGCTAGTGCCTGTATATTAGACTGCTTGGTGGCAAGCTCTTTTTGTTTGAGTATGTTTTTCTCTGCCTTCTCTACCTGCTTGACTGCTGCGGCCTGAGATTTCTGAGCCGCTGTCTGCTTTTCTGTTTCCTTGGTGGATGTCTGGCGAATTTTCAGGATGTCCTTTTCCTGCTTCTCTACTGTCTCAAGGTTCTTGGACGTCTCCTTAGATGCTTCGGCCTCTTTTTGCGCCTCCGAATTTTTCCTCGATGCCCTTGATCCAGATGTCCCTTTACTTAGGCCCTTGACTTCCTTTGTAAGCTCTTTTACAGACGCTATAAATCCGGAAATTTTAGTATCAAAATTTCCGGATATTGAGATATCGTAATCTATTCCGCCTTCTGTTGTCATTTCTACCTGCCTTTACTAAATAGATTCTTAAATCCGCTAGCATCTCCCATCGACTGTTTCAACTCTGCAAGAGGTATCCATGTCTCCAGCGCGGAGATAATGTTTTTCCTGTTTTTATCCTTCTTGCCTCCCGGATGCATAGCCACGGTAGTTGCGTTTAGGTCCCATAGTCTGTCACGGGATTTAACGCGCATAACACTACTATACACCCCTGCGAAGTTTTCGCAATCTAGTTTTATAAGCCATTGTGGATCATATCCGTAAGAAGCACATATAGTTATAGCATCCTCTATGATGGTCCATAGCCACTGCCTCTCCTCTTCAGGAGAGAGGTTCTTTAACCCAGATCCTTTATCTTTCCTTCCGCCAGGTCTACCATATTTTTGGGGATCTGGGGAAACAGCTTTCCCAGAACTTTCACAACTCCCGAAGACGCTTTAAACGCTCCTATTAGAAGTTCCATGGACACTGCGACGTTGAATCCCTTTATGTATTCGATGGCTTCTTCCTGATTGAGTATTTTTCCTTGATCATTTTTCCACTGATCTGCGACTGAATAGTATATAATCTCCGCAAAGAGTTCTTGGCTCTCTGGAGATGTGATTAAAGACTGAATACCGGCAATTCCTGATTCAAGCTCTCTCTGGCGTATTGTAGCCAGTTGAGTGTCGATTGCTGCAACTCGTGTGTGTGTGTTGTACAGTGCTTTATCTGCATCGGCGAGTTCTTGAGAGCTTATTACTTCCGCATCTTTTGTCTTGTCTGTGAAGAAGTGCGCCAGAAGTTTGGAAATAGATTTGTTAGCCTCGGCCAGATTGCGAATTTTGAAAATTGTCTTCAACGGGATTCCTTTAAATCTCGTTACGATTCCGTTGACCTCGTACTCCGTGACTTTGCTCTTTTTTAAAAATTCCATAGTTTTCTCCTTTGTTTTCTCCGTAAAAATAAAAAAGCCACTGATACTGTACCAGTGGCTCTTTGATATTCAAGCTTAGAACTGTAACTATGCTGTACGAGCCACTGGATCGTAGATAGTAAGTGTTCCTTCGTAAGCCGCGCTCTTTTCCACCGATCCTGCCAGCGGAGCTTGAGCAACCTCATCTGAAATAAGGCTGTAGTCTCCATCCGCAGAGATTGTGACTTTGTGGAACTCGTATACCTGCTTAGAGCCGTCTTTCGCATCGATTGATATGAAACGTAGAGCGACTGTAGTAGTTGCGCGAGTCTGAGCTTCCATTTTAGTGACTGCTCCAGCATTTGCATCTGCTGTATAGTCTGCTGTAAGTCCTTCGCCGTTGGTGATGGCTGTCTGCACTACCGCTGTATCTTTGATGAAGATCAAACCAGTGTCTTCTTCTACAGTATAGTCTGTACCCTCTGTAAGGGTGACTGGAGTAGCGTTAGTAGTCTCAACTGTGAGATTCGCCTTGTCAATCTCGAATACAGGACCGCCTGTAGTGTCTACGAGAGCGTAGTTAGCATTAGCGATAATGGTACCGTCCTGTGCAATAACTGCTCCTGTAAACCCTCCAACCGCAGGATTTGTGTACTGAGATGCATCTCCAGAGAAGAAGTATTTCAGATTTCCGAAATCTTTCACATTCTCAAGAATGAAAGACATGTCCATTGTCTGCTCGATCACAACTGTCAGGTCTTTAACTCGAAGTCCCTGCTTAGATGAGAAATGCTCGTACAGTTCTGAATCCACTGAAACCGATAGTTCAGGTACGTTACCTACCTGTTTGTACGATTGTGGAGTTTCATCACTGTTAAGTTCTGCAAGGTACAGGCATCCCCGTCCTAGCAGGTACTCGTTTGATGAGGCAACTCCGTTGTTATTGATAGCCATTGCTTACCTCCTGGTGTTAGCTGTTAGGTTCAATAATATATATGTTCCTGTTTGTTTACCTCCGGTGACTGGATGCTGCACGTTGTAGCCTCCCGCCTCCACTGTAGTGAGGTATCCATCCTCTTGTATATACAACTTAGAAAGCTCTTTTGTAAAGAACTCACTACAATCTACTTCCTCTCTGAACATAATTCTAGCTTCAAAGTTCCAAGACATCAGATTAAACTGGCGATCCCTACTACTTGAAGCAGAACTGTCATCTAGTTTTGCACTTGTCTCGTTGACCCAGATCTTAGGAAGATCATCTCCTGTTACAGGATCTCCCAAAACAGGAATATTCGTATCAGGTTTCTCATAAGTCACCTTATAGAATGTCCCGCTCTCCACGAGCTCTATTATCTTCTTCTGTATCGCTACTTTTATACTCATCGGTCAAATACTCCGAATGCTGTGTATTGATCTTTCAGAAGGTATGGCTCGTCAGCTCCTATTGAAGATGCTCTTATAGTCTGCGACTGGTAATCGTCAGGATCTTCGACCAAGTCAGATAAGCCTGAGTCTATCTGCTCTTTAAGTCGGTCAAGGAATTCCTGAGACACTTCTGCATCTCTTGTAAGAGGCTCTTCGTTAAACAACTGGTTAACCATGTGTCCCCCTGCCATAAATAACTGGGGGAGTCTCGGAATAAGTAGATATGTAAGCCAGAGTGCCTCGATATTTGCTGCATCCGCTCTGAGTATCTCTTCATCTGTTGAAGGATTTTCTACGAGCGGATAACTTATTATCTCAGCTACTCTGTCTGACCCTAGTGTTTTGTAGAATCCGATTCTGACTTCAGAGACACTCATATTCACGAGTGCAACGGTTTGGTCTTCTGTCGCTGTCTCTATTCGTACACGCTCAAGAAGTTCTATGTAGCTTTCGTTAAATAGTGCCTCTACTGCCATTATTCAGATACTCCAGAACTTAGGAATTCAATTTTTTCTTCTTTTGTTGAGAGCTCAGGAATCGCTACTTCTGACTTATCGGCAATCTCTGCTAAGAGTTCGCTGATCTCGTCGTCTGATAGTTCTTCAAGAGTTACCTCCGGAAAAATACAGTGTTCCTGGCGCATTTCATCTGTAAAAGTTTCCTTCTGCTTTTTGGCAGATTTCTTAGAAGCCTTCTTCTTAGCCTTTTTAGGCTTTTTGACCTCCTCTTCTACATACTCCATGTGTCCGTCGCGCATCAAGGTCTCCAACGTGTGGGGGTGTACCCAATCCGCTGGAATCTTCTCACCCGGATGTACTACGATGTCTTCCGGTCCCATGTTACGCATCGTGAATCCGCCCGGCTTCTTGCCGTCGTTCTCTGGATTCTCAACAATGTATACTTGTTTTTCGCTGCTCATTTTTCTTACCTTTTCTGTTTTCTCTTCGTTTTTATAAAAGAGGGCCGAAGCCCTCAGTTATTAGATTACTTTCATCGACACGTACCACTGAGGATGCTTGGCCCAGAAGAACGGACGAGTCTGAACTTCTTGGTAGTATACATCTGCAGTGTCGTCAGCCCATGCACGTGAACTCATTTTACCGATGGCTGTGCCGTCGAGAGTTCCTGTGATTCCGCGTTTACGTCCGTAGTATTTAGTACGGTCGCGAACTGCACGTGGTCCGTTCGAGAAGATTTCGATATAGTCGTCACGGATGATCGAAGTTTCTACTCCCTTATCATCGGTGAGTGTTCCGCTTACTTCCCAGAACTCGAATCCGTGGATCATTCCGATGTATCGCATTCCAAGCTCGTTGTACTGAGCTATCAATTGTGCGTTACCCGTCAGGATTCCTGAATCGGTCTTCATTGCAGTTGCCCATCCCTTTTCAAGGCGGTTACGTACAGTACGTGCTGCGTTTACTCCACATAGGCAGATGTTAGGTGCAGGGCCTTGGTGGGTGTTCTGAATGATGTCACATGCGGCGGACAGATCCGCGTCCATCGATGCTGCTTCCTGACTCCACAGTGTTCCAACTGTGAAAGTATTAGCTGCAGGCTTCTTAGTGTCTACAGTCCACGATACGTTAGTATCTGCATCTTCGTAGGCAATAGTTCCTGTCAACCACTGAGACCATAGCCACTCTTCACGAAGGGCGACCATCTCAAGCATTTCATCCATGTCCTCTGCCAACTGCTCTAGAGCGTTTTGGCGCATTGCATCAGACTCGTTTGCAAAGTCAAGGCTTCCTGCACGACGCTGAAGAAGAGTATCAGAATCCGTAAGGGGTGCTTTGATTTTTATGCATGGAGTCTCAATAACGTATGCATTGAAGTTTTTACGAGTAATTGGTGATGCTACGCCGTCTTTATTGACGAACGGAGCCATTTTCCAGTCACCTACCAGTGTTTCTACCTGTACACCTTCTTTTGTAAGGTTCTTCTCACGAACCCCGGCCCCTAGGACCTGAGAAAGTGGTTTACGAGGTACGAGACGTTCGTTGATTACTTCTGACATCTCGCGGATGTCGTCAACTAGTTCGATTGGATCGATAGCCATTTTTTACCTCCTTAGTCTTGGTTAATGTTAGAAATTCCGCGAACAAGAATTCCGATCTTAGCCGCGTTGTCTTTACAGCTCGCAAGAAGAGCTGCCTGATCTGCCGGTTCAACAAGTGCATTGATCTCAGAGAACTTACGGACTTCACCCTTAAGAAGGACTACGCCTGTAGCGTTACCTGTAGCGTCGAGCACAACATCGTTAGGCCATACAATAGCTGTCATCTCGCTAGATGCTGCCGCTGTAAACTTCTCGTAGTCTGTGCCGTCATACACTAGAGGTGTTCCTGCCGGAAGCACTGTACCTGCTGTACCTGTTGCGAATGATGCAGTAGTCTTTCCTTCACCGTGGAAGGCGATCTGCAACTGATTTGTTTTGATGTCCGCAGAAGTTGCGCTTACCAAAGTGTCTTGATATAGAGCCATTTTCTACCCCTCCTTGTTGTCTCGTTTATTGATAGCCTTCATCGCTTCACGAGTGTCTTTTTTGTTGATGGCCTTTTCATCGTTGCCTTCTGGCTTGATAGGATCCTGTACAAGACTTGAGTTTGTACTAGGGTTTGCCTTCGATGCAGTGCGTCCCATTACTTCGTTGACTGCCTTCTGGTACTTGCGTACCGAGTCGATGTCGTTGAAGTTGGTAGCCTGTTTTAGCTGTGCCATTTCAATTTTCTTGACGTGATCGTCAAGATCTTCCTGATTCGTAGGATCTCCCTCGAATGCTACTTCGACTTCGTTAACGGGCTGTGCCGTCTTCGCCGGAGCCGCCGGTGTCTGAACAGTGGCATCTTCTTTCGTCTTGTTCATGGCTGCGAAGCCCTGAGCGAAGATTTCCGCGATGTCCTGTTTATCTTCTGCTGAGAGTGCCATAAATGGTTCCTCCTTATTGTCAGCATTATGGTTTATGGGCTCCTGCCCGTTTACTTGTACGTTTTTTGGTTGAGGAGGTAGTTTAGGTAGTCCGAAGGTCTTTGCCACTGCTTTGAACTTATCGATGTTTACCGATGCTACTGCCCTCTGTGAATACGGTTCGAAGATTTCTGTAGCCAAACCTGCTTCCACAAGTTCCTCTGCATTCATCCACTTACCATTTCCGTTGTCTGCCTCTCTGAACGGCTTAGTGTAGTTCAGGTCTACTCCGTGCTTCTCCTTGATTGCGTTGATTCTGCGATCAAGCATCTCAGCCTCATCTAGTGCTGTGCGCAATTCTGTGGAGTTCATGTAGTGGTAAGGCATTGGAACCATCGCACTGTGGTCCAGTCCTACTGCATTTGCACTTACTTTTCGAACATCTCCTGCCAACATGATAGTTGTTGCCATTGATGCGGCGTACCCGATCACTTCTGTAGTTACCGGAACTTCCTGTTTTCTTAGTGCTTCGTAGATTGCGATGCCGTCCTCTATGACGCCTCCGGGACTTTCGATGATGTTTACCTTGATTTCGTCCACGTTAAGTGCGTTAATCTCTGCGATCTTGTCTCGAACGACCTTTCCTGTCGTGTCCTGTGGCTCGTCGTTCCACCATTTCTCAAATTCCCACCCTATAGGCCCTTCAATATCAATAACGGCTACGTTTCGGTCGTATTCCGTAGAGTTCTTGGCCTTAATAATGTTCTGGGTGATTTCGAAACGGGAAGTTACGCCTTCAGGAGTCAACTTAGCCATGTTTAGGGCCGGTCCGATTCCTTTATCTTTGAATTTAGGCATTTTCGCTTCTCCAATAGTAGTTTCTTCAATTTAGATGCTATATTATGGGATACAAGCACTTAAAGTACACCTCGGTAATAAAAATTGCAAAAAAGTGGAGAAAACTATGGCTAGACCTGTATTAGACAGCGTAGATATGAGGCTTTCGGGCTGGAAGGGCAAGATTAACGACAACTTTGAGAAGCTCTACGATGCTCCTTTCCCTTTTCCTGTGCTCACTCAGGCCGTACCTGGTATATTTGATCAAGATGCACGGCTTTTTGACCAGTGTATAGGCGTCTTTGGAGAGATATTGTATGTCTCGGACGGAGTTAATTGGATAGAAACGGATCATGAAAATCTTGATTTCATAGCCGATTTAAACCCCGGAACGGCTACTTTAAACGATGTTTTAGTTGCCTACAACGGTTTATTGGTGGATCTACGGGCAAAAGGGTGGATTGCCTCTTCTTAATACCGAAGGAGGGTCCAGGCGCGACCCTGGACCCTTTTCGGAGAAAACAGAAGCACCTAGCGATGCTTTTGTATGTGTAGTATACCTTTTACCCTCCCTAACTTCAAGCTTCGTATGCCGCGATTCGGGTACTTTCTTCTGCTATCGGGAAAAAGCTCATCAGGCAGCAGTCAGCTCGATCTGGTGATTTACCTAATTCTCCGACATCCCCTCCCTTCTGGCGCTTTTTATAATCGTCCTTACTTTCTATCTTAATTCGGCCTCTTTTATCGACAGAATAGCGTCTTTTTGACAGCTGATCGAAGGTTTTCTTGTCGTATTTGAGGTAAATCTCCTTTTTTCTCACTGCTTTACAGAACAAACACCATGCTTCTGTGATCTTATTTGCGTACTTTGTACCGTCATTTGCGCTATTCTGGGAGTAAAACTCGTGTACTCTTTTGCCCATTCTCTTCTTTTGACCGACTCTTCCGACCGCTGCTTCACCCATTCCTGACGTATCTATGATGTATAACGTGTCTTTGTTGTCCCAATCAAGCTCATTCTGGATCAAAACCGCCCTGTCTATGGCGTCATTCGGGTCTATTCTGGAGTGGGCTTCTACATGTCTTAGCTGTATGTTCCCTTCGAACGGTACAATCGTGTTTTCATCTCCACCGAATCGTGCCAAGTCTATTCCCAAGTGCCTTCTGAGCTTTCCTTGGGCTCTTGCCCGTGCATTTATCTTCGTAGCTGTTATCAACACGTCTGATTTCGTACAAGCTATCAAGTCTTCCAAACTTACCATAGAGGATGGGTCCAGAGATGGGAATTCTCCGAGTACGCGAACTCTGTATACGTCCGAGTCTCTTCCGTGCTCGTCAGCTACCTCTTTATTACGCCGCTGGCTGAAAAACGGTGTCTCAGGGGTTTCTTCCCCATTCCAGTGTAGCGTGTGCCAGTTTTTACTCGCTATTCCGAAGAAGCACTCGTAGAAAGCGCAATCTCTTGTGTTGGGGTTTCCTATTTGAAGCCATAGGTACGTGCCTTCTGCATTTGACAGTGTTCCCTGTATGGTCTCTATGATCGTTCTATCCAGCCCTGACGCCTCTTCGCAGTGAATTCCGAGTCTTTCTCTGTGTATACCCTGAAAGTTCTCAGGCTTGCTGGCTGTGGCTAGGTAGGCTCCCCAGTCTGACGCCTTGTGCCCGAACATCTTTATACCGGTATTTGTAAACTCGTAAGCGGCCTTGATCCTCGGGTCTGCTTCCTGTATCATCTGACGTGCCTGAGCCAGCCATACATCCTTACACTGCCTCATTGTAGGAGCTGTGACAACAAGAAGTCCATAAGGGTTGGAGAGAAGCCAGTGAAGCCATATTATGCAGCTCACGAAGGTGTTATGTACTACAAGGTTGTTACATACGTAATTGTGGTTATCCTCAACGGATATATCGTACGTCTGTATTCTTCCCTTGTCTTCTACTGCCTCTACTAATGTCCATCTCATGTCTGAGTTTGCCAGATGTGAGTACTTGCCCGTGTATTTGAACTCTTCACAGAACTCGTTGAATTTTTTACGAGTCAGGTAACTGTCCTTCCTAGCTCGGAATCCTTTTTTGCGGTATGATGCTATTTTTACTCCCTGCTCCTCGGCAATCTCCTTCCACTGTTCTATTTTTATCGGAACAATGTCGTCGTTAGAGTTGCTTGTTCTGCTCAAGAGGCTTTGAGGCAGTGGTTCTCTCTCCTTAAGGTCTCCTATCTCCTCCATCCAATTATGCAGATTCTCGCTTCCGCAAATCTCAAGTCTCCATGCGTCGAAGTATTTCCCGTTACATTTAGATCTTTTGTACTTTATGTTGGTAGGTATGTTCAGTGCCTCTAACAAAAACTGTACGTCCTCTATGAGTCTACGTGACGATAGGCATATTCCGAAACCGTCTTTTGTCCTATATCCGTCGCAGTCGAATAGTCCTTGTAGGAATTTACGAACACCTCTCTTGCCGTTCGTATATATCGATGCTGGTACGTTTTTGTCTACTGACTTTTTTTCCATGAGATCGTGCTCTCTGAAGAATGGAAGCATTTTAGATATGCCGTAGGTGTACTTTCTGTGCTTTTTAACTTCTCCGCCCTTGGATCTTATTATTCGTGTAACCTCTTCAAGTACCGTGTTGTCTGGCTGGGAGAACTTTGCTCCTGTCTCCGTAGATGTGCCGCCGTCACCAATCATAGCCCCTAAAAGATACGCATCGTCCTCTGAAATACTTTCATCGTCTTTCAGGTCGAAGTTTCCTCGTGGATTTACCATGAGGTCGCCGGGCATTACTTCTCCTGCGTTTACCCATCCTCTTTGCGTATAGACAGGATGGTCGGAGCTCATGGTAAGTGTGTTGCCTGATCTTGTTGAGATCTCGTGGCAGTTCTTTACAAGGTTTTTATTGCACGTAGATGTCTTCCATTCCATCTTTCCAGACGATTCATTTAATGAAAGAAGACGTAGCTTTTTACCCTCAGAATCGCCGACTCTGATTCTTCCTAAGTTCCTGTCTATAAGGATGTTATCTGCCTTGCTACACTTTCCGGGTCCCTGCCCGGATCTACACGCAATATTAGTCTCTCCGTCCTGATAAGCATCTAAAAGCTGTTGCTGCTGGTGGTGAGGTTTGACTCTCAGTGCCTGTACAAACTTGTTAACATCTCCTATGACTTCGTTGTAGAAGTGTTGTAGAGGGCTGTCCGCGCCGTCCATTGCCGTGTCCCGAAACATGGACATAGTGTTTTTGTAGTATTTCTCAGAAGCCTTGGACCTCTTACTGTCCTTGTATTCCTCGTAGTTATAGCATTCGTCTATTTCTTCCTGAGAGAGTTCGTCGAAGTTTAAGTCCTCGTCCCCTTCTTCGTCTATCTTGAGGTTCGGAAAGATTATCTTAAGTTTTACCTCAGCTGTACCGGTCCCAGTGAACGATAGCTCCACCTCTTCCGCGTATCCTCGCGTCTCTACAAGGCGGTCTATTACCTGGTCTTTAGTTCCTATCTCTTCGAATAACATATTAGTCCTTTACCTCTTCGCAAACTGCTCCTATGACTCCTTCGGGCCATTCACAGGGTCTATCGCAGACTTCGGGGATATAGTTATGTGGCTTTTTAAGAGTGCAATGGCATTTGCACTCTTCCGCTTTACTGCATACTCTCTGTTTCCTTTCCTCCATCTGCTTTCTCCTTTGCGTTTACTTTTTGTCCTTCTTGGTTCCGTTTACGAAATAGGGACGCTCTTCCCTAGGTGTCATGTAAATCGTCTCGTACCTCTGTTTAGGTGATTTTTCCGGAGGTTCCAGGTTCTTCTGGATGAGAGCGAATCCTATGCCGGCGAGTCCTACAATAATAGTTGTTGCCAGAGCCCATAGCCATTTCAGTTGCGTGGAGTTCAGTACCAGCGTTGTCTGAATGCTTTTCCTGTCCGCTGTGTCTTTGAAGAAGAATTCATGCATCTCCTTGACCATGTCGTTATTCTCTTTTGTGACTCTGCTGTTTTCTTTCAGTTCGTCTTCGATCTTGCGGAATCGCTTATCCCCGTCATTGAGGCGCTTTTCCATCTCCGTCAGTTTTTGATTCGCCCGGCATATTCTGCACTTCTCCAGAATTGCTTCCCGGTCAACTGGAAATTTCTCCAGCTTTAATTCGTTCTCCATGTCAGTCTCTCTCGTTAAATTCTACTGCTTTCGTTGCGAATGACCGGAGCTCTTCCATCTCCGAAGTCTCTTCCGTCCTTGTCAACCCTCTCAGCTTGGCCTGATCGTTCATCGCCTTTAAGCTTGTCCGGATGTCGAACGGTTTTGCGTGATCTGCTATCTCTCCCAAACGATGGATCATTGTGGATCGCGCCTGCTCCATATCTTCCCTGTACAGTATCGATCCTACTTCTTGAGCCATCTTATATAAGTCCGTAGCTTCTTGCCTCTCTACTCCGAACCTTTCCATTATTTCTCTCTCTATTTTCATAGTACCAAAACTACCGATGATCTCATCATATATGTATAATATCAACTCATCTTCGAACATTGTCAGCTCATCTACTGTAGGCCATGTGATCCTTGCTGTTCTAGGTGAAAGCAGTCCTGCCAATCCCAGAACCCCTGAATCTGGTTCTAGTGTCGTACCCTCGTGAACGCTCAATCTGTCTGCGAGCATCTCCATCGAATAACAATAATAGGCCAATGCCTCGTCCTCGTTCGGATCGTAGTTATGTGGAACGTGCTGCGTGGCTCTCATGTGCCATATCTCTTCTATTGACTCCGCCCCGTCTGCAATATAAAACGAATCCGGTATCTGTGGGGGTAGGTAGGTGATTCCCTTAACGGTCTTTATTCTGTTTCCGTTGTGGTATGTAAAAGTGTTTTCTGAATTGCTCCATGTATATAGCATGGATCTTATTCCCCTTGTCCCTACAGCGTACCCTACAAAAGGATCGAACTTCTGTGGAGTTGTCCATGCGGAGTGAAGACAAGAGGTCAGTCTTGAAAACCCTGGAACCTCTCCTCGTATCCTTGCCATGAATCTTATAAGGCGATATGCCAATCGTACTCTGAACCCTTTGGTCTCCTCGTAGTTCATTCCCGATAACTGCAGCTTTTCCCCTAGTGATTTGTTTGCTCTAAGCTTTGCTTTATCCTGATATGTAGCCCGTGACAGTGGTAGAATACCTGAGCTCTTCATCTTGGTAACTGAAGAGGGTCTGAGTTCCGACCTGCCGTATGCCGACTGAACTGTGGGCACGACACTACCGCTATCTACCGCTGATGCAATAGAAACCATCTCAGATTGTTCCTCAGAGTTTACTGTCTCGACTATCTGATCTTCTGTAAGACCTATCGAATTACTCTGTTGGACAATACTAAAGCTATTAGTATCCTGAAGCTGTGCTTCCATGATATGTCCTTTTTTTCTCCGTTAGGCAGATACAATATAACTATAAGGATGTAAAGTCAAGAAAAAAAGAAAGCTCCTACGGTTGCACAACCATAGGAGCCTCTAACTACACAAACAAAAAGAGTATGTTTATTGTAGTTATATATTGATAAAAGTCAATAGAAAAAACTCACAAGTTAAAGTACCATGCTCGTAGAAAAAACTCACTCTCTAGAAAAACTACCCCTGAGAAAAAACTCACATGCTTGTAGAAAAACTACCCCTG